GATACTTTATCAAATAACCCCAGGTTTGTTGAAATACCAATAGATTCTGAGATAGATAAGGGCTGGACCTGGGATGGAAATAATTTTTATCCCCCACAAAATTAGATTGGAAATTGATGTCAGACAGCAAAAAATCTTTATGGCAACAATATAAAGAAAATCTAGGTGACACCAGGCCTTGGGATTTGATTAATCCAAATTCTGAATGGGCATCTGAAGAAAAAGCAGACAACAGATTTTCTATTTGCAAAGCATGCCCAGAGCTTATTCAAGCAACAAAGCAATGCAAAAAATGTGGGTGCTTTATGGCAGCAAAAACTAAATTAGAGAAAGCCTTGTGCCCTCTTGGGAAATGGTAATATGTTTAAAGCAAATATAATTCAAGATTTTATTTCAAAAGAAAATTGTGAATATTTAATTAATACTGCAATTGCTTCAGATTTATGGGAAAGCGGCGGTTCCACATTTTGGGATAACCGTGTTATTAATTATCATAAAATTGGCGAATACGATAAAAAGTCTGCATCCATAATGTTAGACGCAAATGTTCGTTGCGGAGAAAGAATTAAAAACTTGTTTAGCGTAGAAGAAATATACTCTGACACATTACAAATAATTAGATGGTTTCCAGGAATGGAACAGCCACCACATGCAGACGACATGAGCAACACCGATATGATAGGATTCGAGCACAGGTCCTTTGGGTCTATTATTTATTTAAACGATAACTATACAGGCGGACACACTTATTATCCAAATTTTGATTTTGAAATTATTCCTAAGTCTGGCGCTTTAGCAATTCATCCAGGGGATCCAGAACACCTTCATGGAGTAACAAAAATTGAAAATGGAATGAGATATACAATTGCTTCGTTTTGGACACAAGAAAAAGAGAAAAGTCATGGCTGGCCAGTATATTAATGATAAGGGTAACGAAGTCCCTGAAAATACAATTGTAGTAATTCCACACGCACTAGACTCGGATGGTTCATACAAAGAAGTTTTGCTTGACTTAAAGGGCAACCCTAAAAGAGAATGGTTTAATTCTCATTTTTACTATTGCTTGCCATTAACTATAGGAAATCAGTATGGCTATGTAATTAAATCTCTTAGAGACTTTACTGCTATTTGGGACGGAACTAATAACAATGCACAAATTAATTTTATTAATAATGACAACGAAGATTTGCAAGTAATTAAAGATGGATTTGGTCAAGGAATTATAACAATACAAAACAAATTTGGATTTAAAACTCCACCAGGAATAAATCTTATGACAATACAGCCACCAAATTGGTTTATACCAGGAACCGCTGCGATGACGGGTGTTATTGAGACGGATCAGATTAGGCGTGATTTTACATTTAATTTAAAAATAACAGTTCCCAATATAGAAATATCTGTAAAAAAAGGTGACCCCCTGGGTGCATTTATTCCAATACCAAGATACTTTGTTGATAGGTTTAGCATAAAGCTTGTGTCAGATATTTTTGATAAAGACTCACACTCCTTAGAATTAAACGAGCTGATGTCTTTAGGCAAAGAGAGAACTACAATAGATTTGGCAAAACCTCACCAGTCTGGCCGCAGATATTTTAACGGTTTGCATACTAATGAAACTGAATACCCCGATCATCAGAAAAGAGTACCAAAATGAAAAATCCAATAGTTATAAACAATTTGTTGTCACAAGAAGAGTTTAAAGAATTGCAAGATTATGTTAAAAATTTAGATAAATCAACATTAGGACATTCTGCTGAATTTAGTAGATACGAATTTGGGGGATCTGAAATATTAGATTCTTTACACAAAAAGCTAATGCCCCTTGCTATGGATTTTTTTGAAAGCCAAACCCTAGTTCCATCATTTAATTTTGGCTCTTGGTACTATGGGCAAGCATCCCTAGAAAAGCATAGAGATGTTGCCCCATGTACTTACAGTATAGATTTATGCGTGTATCAAAATACGCCGTGGGATTTATATGTTGAAGGGGTTCCTTACACACTGCAAGAAAATGAAGCCCTTTTATATTATGGCGAGGGTCAGAAGCACTGGAGAGAAGAGTTTCCAGATTCAGGAAATAATGTTGTTTGTAATGTTTTTTTCTTTTATGTTGAGCCAGACCATTGGTCAATTATTGAGCCTGAAGAAAAACACGATATAATTAGAAGACAGAATGCTATTGAAAGGAATTTATCATGAAAATTGAAAAACACTGCGATGGAAATGTAATAATAGTTGAAGATTTTTTGAGTCAAGAAGAAATTACGCAGCTAGACTCTTTTATGAGAAATTTTGACTATAACAATTTGCAAGAGCACGAATTTAAATATTGGGGAAAACGTTTAATTAATGATTATCAAATGAAATTAAACCCAGGGTATGAAAATGTTATGGATGGCGTTTTACCTACTTTAAATTCTATAATACAAAGAACAACAAACTTTTTAAATGAGCAAGACTATCAAGCCGAGTGGATCCCTTCTCCACATAATTTAATTAAAATGTTTAATGGCTCAAGTAACATGGAGTTTGATGGAGACAAAGAATTAGAAATGTTTATCCACATAGACAATCAAGGACACATGGAAAGCCCAATTATGTGGGGTAGCGTACTTTATCTTAATGATGATTATGAGGGCGGAGAGATTTATTATCCAGATTATGATTACCTGTATAAGCCCAAGGCTGGCTCAATGGCATTGCATAGAGGCAACACCCGTCACGGAGTCAAAAAAGTAATTTCTGGTGAACGTTTTTGTGCAGCCTCTTTAGTTACAATAAAAGGAAATTGGAATAATAATCCTTTGCCAACTAGAACTGATAACGCAGACAACCCTTACCATTATCCAATAGGGTACTGGGGAAAAAGATACAGGCTTGATCCTATTCAAGGAGAAATTAAAAACCTTAGAAGCGACGGATCTACAGCAGAATATAACCCAGATCCTGAATTAGGAAGGGCGGATGGAAATGGTTGATCAATTACTTATAGAAGAAGCAATAAGAGATAGAAAGATACATGTATTTAGAAATGCGTTTCCAGATACCCCTAAATGGGAAACCATGTTAGCAATTATTGCAAAGTATGTATCTAGAGATCTAGAAGAGTTTCCAGACAAGAGTCATTTAAGCACTTCAAATCTAGGAGAAGCGTATCTTAGCTTTCAATTACGATGCAGATTTTGGTCTAGACTCACTTATCAATTATTTGATCCAAAAGATCCACTTGAGTCGGATGTAAAAGAGCTAATCCCCATACTAGACTGGGCTAATGATACTTACGGTAGCCGCCTTGCAAATACATTTTCTCTTGTAAGTTTAATGGCTAATAGAGGACAAGTGGGATTAAAACACAGCGATGATGTTGATCAATTTCAATGGAATTGTAGAGGCACTTCACTGTGGAGGACTGGAGAAGATCTAGAGGTTGAAACTCACATCGAACCTGGAGATTTTATTTTTATTCCAAAGGGCATAAACCATGAAATTGAAACATTGACCCCTAGGTTTGTAATAAATTTGGTATTGAATAATGAATAATATTATATATATAGATAAAAATCATGTCAGCCAACAGGACATTTTAAATGCTAAGCAAAATGTTGACTTGCTTTACATTGCAAATTTAATTCCCTCAACCACGGGTTGGTCAGAATTTATTGATCATTGTGATTACACCGTTAAGCATCCAGAAGTTACTTTACCAAGCCCAGTAAAAGTTATAGGCGCATTACAAATATGGGATGATCTTTTTATGGCAGGATACAATGTTAGCAGTGGCAATTGCTTTAGCCAACTTGAAGAGGTCTTTGCAAAAACAACAGAGCTTTTTGGCAGAAGACCAAACAACGGCTGTACCCTGATAAACTTTGTTGGGCAGCAAAAAACAATACCAGTTCATACAGACATAAGAGATTCATTTTTGTGGCAAGCAATAGGATCGGTTGAATGGAGAATTTGTGAAACACAAAGCGAAGACTCTGTGTATCAAATTTTAACGGTAAATCCAGGAGATGTTTTGTTTGTCCCCTCTGGACTTATTCACACAGTCTTTTGCAAAGACCCTAGAGCTGGAATATCTATATTCTATGACAAAGAGACCCACCAGTAAGTAAATTAGATTCAGTTAATCTTTAGCAAGGTATA